GAGAAAAAAGGATATAAATTAGATTCAAAAGATAGAAAGATTTTTGAAAGAGAATTATTTGCTTCTATTTTCGGTGCAAGTGGCACGGATTGGAATATCACAGGAAATACAGATGTAATTGAATTTGTAATGTATGATGCTGATGATAACATTTTACCACAGGGAGAAACTGGTAAGCTGGTTAGATATATCTATTTAGATGATGAAAATATAAATAAATATTTCCATATTAATGAAAATAGTGATGTTAAAAAAACCAATGGTGCAAAAGAATTTATAATTGATACGGATATTTTAATTAAAGATGCTGGTTATTCAAATGGAATATTTAAAACACAAGTTTCGTTATTAAATAGACGAGTTGGTTCAGAGGGAGAAAATCTTGATAAATTATGGATTCACGAAATTTCACCATCACGAACTGAAATTCGAGTAGTTCCATTACGAACAAAAGATAGTATAGTTATTCCAGATTTAGAAAATCGTTATAAGGTTTTTACGAATAATGGAGAATTTAGAGATGATACTAACACATTTGTTCAAAAATACGTGGAAAATGTAAACATTCAACAAGTATTAGAGAATTTCCTTAAAGTAAAGGGAACAATAGTTCAAGGGCAATCTTATATAGATTTAATTAAACGAGAATTCAAGGTTCAAAATTTTCAATCATTTTTATTAGATATTAAAACCAAGTTCGTTCAAGCCACTCAATATTTTATTGAAAATAGAATTTATGATATTAATAATATAAATTATGGGAATTCATTAGAAACGCCAGCTAATTTAGAGTTATCAATTGAAGAAATTGTAGAAACTGCATCTGATATTTTAGGTAAAGTAATTGAATTTTATTTACCTAAAAGAAATGTATTAGAAAAAAGTACACTATCAATGGAAGAACAAATTACCTTTGATAAATTAAGTCAGATTTTAAAGACAACAACAAGTGATTCAATATATAGTAGTACAATACCAGATAATATTTTAGCACAAGTTCCAATTCCTGATAATCCTGATAAGGAAGGATTTGAAAGTAATTATAATACAACAAAAATTTGGTATGTGCATTCAACAAGCGGTAGAATAAATTACACAGATAGTGCTGGTAGACGTAAGTGGGTGGGAAGTATGTATGATTCAGTTGAATTGACATATAGAACGGCTGAACCATTAGATTTTGCTGGTACGGATATGAGAGATTATCCAAAAATTAAAAATATCAAATTACCAATAGTATGTAAAGACCCAAGAGCTATTAATTATGGACAAGCGGGAATATGTATATATAAACCAATCCCAATAAAAGGAGATGATATCATTGTGTACCCAGAACCATTTTACGATAGTACTGATTTGATTGATGATTTTACTTTACCAATTAAAAGTATACCAATATCCTCACCATTAGTAGATGTAGTTGGTCCAATTAAACCTATACGAATTAACCCTATTAGTATACGTTCTAGTGGGTCTACAAGAACAATTAGTTCGGATTTTGATATATCAAGGGAAAAGCCAACTATAAATCGGATTACAGAAAGAGAACAATAAAATAATTCCATATTTATATAGAAAGAGAATAACCAAGAATGGCATATCAACCAATTTATCAAGATACAACAGAAAACTATGGACTTCCAACTACGGAATCAGGAGGTTCATTTAACCTTCTTAATGGCGGTGGTGGAGTTTCTATAACACCAGTTGATTACTTACCTACGGGTGGACATGATGTAATTTTATTAGTTTCACCAATTACGATAACATTCCATTCAGTTCCAAGAAATGTATCTATAATTATAGATGGTATTGATAGTAAAAAACTTACACCAAATACAATAACATATAATCCAAAAGAATTATTACGAGCCAAAGAATTCACAGTTACTAATTCTGGTTGGAACTCCGTTCAAAAATTTAGAGTTAGAACAATTGCACGGACTTTAAGCGGCATTACTACTACTAATTATACTGTAATAACTGATGAATTGGTAAATGGTAGATGGGTAACTTTGAGTAGTAATAATTTAAACTATGTAACACTTGATTTTAGCATGGCTGTTACAGACCATCCGCTTCCCGAATATATTGATACATATTCTTTAAGATTTATTGGGGATGTATCTTCAAATGATATTATTTCGTGGAAAACAACCGATTTACAAAGTGGATTTATTGGTAATGATGATGATTTCACAATTCCAGTAAAACCAACTTCTGATGGTACTGCACCTTCAGTAAAAATGCGTGGAAATGGTATTACAAATGAAACACATACAGTAAAATATTTAATACGAGATGCAAGGAATAGGTCTCCTTTAACAATTGAAAATGAATTTTCAAAGGAATTGCAGCCCGGTTTAACAACCATTACGGTAGTTGCGAGCAAGCTGGTAGAAATCGTTGTTCCAAACACACCTACGGTAAGTGTAGCTAACACAAATCTGAAATATAATATAAACGATGGGTTATCATTGCAAATTCCATATACATCGCAATATACTGATAAAGTTATTTATACGTTAGGTAGTACTACACGAAACTTATCTACAAACGGGGCATTATCATTAAGTAAGAATGATTTTAATAATGGAATTGGTAATTACACAATATATTTACAACCAGCTTCAACTTTGCTTGGTAGTGGGGTTGTAGAACGTATTAATGTAAATGTGATTGATAAATCATATTCAGCTGGACCTGACATTACAAATATTACATTTCCTGAGAATATTAAAGGTGCTGATTTCATTGGATATAACGAAACATTCCAAATAGGATGGCAATCGGTAAATACAAATTATATTGAAATTTACGTTTCAAAACACAGCCAAGAATTTTCACTTGCAAAGGTTTCCAACAACGGAACGCTTACATTAAAAGTCGATGATGTTTTAACTAAAGGAAAAATACCGTTTGGTGAAGCTACTGATAAAATACCGTTTGATTTAGTATTAGTTCCATTTAATAGTGAAGGTGATGAATTAACACAGGGAAAAGTTGAAACAATATCAATCACATTTGATAAAGGTGACTTAAAATTAAAACGTGGTCAAGTATTACGTGATATAAAATCTGCGTTTAAGTTAAACCTTAATTCGGAATTATTAAAAGAAGAAACTTCAAAATATTTAACACATTACGTACATTTAGGCGATGGTAACAATAAGCTAATTTCAACTTGGGGTATTGATACCGAAACATTTTCAACATATACTACTGCCAGTTATAATAGTATTGGTAATTATGTTAAACCTGTAAAGACTGAAGAGGTTAAGAGTTTAGTATTAAAATTATATGAACCATTACCAAGAAACATCCAACCAAATCAACAACTTTGGATTTCAAAAATACAATCAATTCCTATAATTGGGCAAACGATTGCAAATGAAATTATAGAAGTTCCAAAAAACTTATTATTACCAAATTTCGGTGGTGGTACGGATGGAGATGGAAATGATGATGATACTGGTATTGAAATTCTTGATGATTTATTATCTACAACGGAAACGGTGGATGAATATCTTGGTACAAATGAATTTTCATTAGAATTATTAAACCTTGATTATTGGTCATCTGATGCTGGATATCTTTGGGGTAATTTTATAAAATATTCATCGGCAGTAGAACGTGTTGAAAACTTCTTTTATAAAATTCAAGTAATTGAAACATATGATGCAAAATTAGAAACATTATCAAATACAACTGGTTCAATATCGGTATTAAACGAAATAACGAATATCAATAGCACGGTTGATAAATTGAAATCAGGATTTGATGCATTTGAAAATAAATTATACAAATCACCAGATGATACATTCGCATATCCGGGTGCTGGTAGTACATTAAGTGGGTCTGCTCATGTAGATACACAAACTTGGTATACTGGTATTATTTCAAGTGCAACGGTATTTGATTACACTAATAAACAAGCTCTTGTTAAAAATATACCTGGTCATTTAATAAACGATACAGAAGGCGCTGATTTCGTATTATTCTTTAATATGATTGGTCAACATTTTGATATTTTAGCAAGTTATACAAAGGGTATAGTTGAATCTAAAAAAATAGTTCACAATTACGATAGCGGTGTAACAAATGAATTAATTTACCATATGTTAGAATCTCTTGGTTGGGATGCTGATATGGGAATGCAATCGCAACAACTATGGGAGTATGCATTTGGTAAAAATGTAGATGGTACAACCACATCAGCAATGAGTGGTAAACAACGACAACGAGAAATTTGGCGAAGATTATTAAATAATTTACCTTATTTATTCAAACATAAAGGAACGAAACGAGCATTAACAGCAGTTATGGCTTGTTATGGAGTTCCAACTTCAATGCTTACCGTTATGGAATTTGGCGGACCTGTTGATCCTACGGTAGGGTCTACGACCAACTTCACCTTTGATGATAGGTCAGCCGCCCTTAATTTCGATGGAACGGCAACTATTTTAATTCCTTGGAAAGCATATGAATCTGGTTCGATTGAAACGACTGGTTCGGCATATGAGGCGTATCCAAATTCAGTAGAAATGCGAATTAATACTGAATATAAATTTGATCAAACTTTAATTTCAGCTGATAGCTGGAGTTTAGAGTTAATTGCAGGAACTGGTTCATTAGCGGCAATTCAATTAAATATTACTGGAAGTGATAGTACCATTTATAGTGGTTCAACTACATATTTCCCTGTATTTAATGATGAATACACACAAATTGTTGTAAATAGAACATTACGTGGAAGTAATTATGTATACGATATTTACGGAAAAGAAGGATTTAATGAAAGAATTAGAAGTGAGGGATCATCATTAGAATATGTGGGATTGGAAACCGAAGGTTCTTTAATTACACGACCAACGGTAACGACTGGTTCGGCTACGGGCAGTGATTCTTTAATAGTTCCAACATCAAATGTAACTTGGGGAACAGGTACGGAGATTGTAGTTGGTTCAACGTTTCATGGTTCAATTGATGAATTTAGATTATGGACTATTCCATTAACCGAAGCAAATATAGTAAATCACACATTATTACCTGATGCAATTGATGGTAATAGTTATAATTCATCTACCGAAGATTTACTATTTAGATTAGATTTTGAATATCCAAAAGATAGAAACGCTGATGTTGATATAAAAAATGTATCTATAAATAGATTTTATGATGAATCATATGCAACTGCATCCAATTTCATATCAAATACAACATATCCATATCAATATACACCATATGAAAGAACGGTAACTGCAAAAGTACCATCTACTGGTATTGGTGTGGCAAATAAAATTAGATTTGAATCACAGACTTTAGAAAATTATTTAAAATTTGGCGATACTTCAAATGTAACGAGTTTTGAAAACGCAGATGATTCAAACAAATTGGGATTATTCTTTTCACCAACGCGTGAAATTAATATGGATATTTTACGTTCTTTGGGTTCGTTTAATATTGATAATTATATTGGAAACCCAAGTGATGAATACGCAGATAAATATTCTGAGTTAGATACTTTGAGAAATTACTATTTCGAACGTTATGACTTAAATATCTATGAATATATTCAATTAGTTAGATATATAGATACTACATTATTTACTACATTAAAATCATTAGTTCCGGGTAGAGCAAATACTACTACTGGTTTATTAATTGAACCACATTTATTAGAACGTAGTAAACTTAAAAGTAGTAAACCAATTGCAGAGGATTTAACACATGAAACTTTAATTGATACAACTGAAATTATTGAATTAATTTCAACGTATAATGTTCACGAAGCAACAATTACAGAAAATGATACCGTGGAATTTGTTTCTACAAATCCACAATATGATGTAACAATTTCAACCGCTGATGAAGAAGTATTGGCTGGTGAGAATAATTCATATGATGTTACCATACCAGTAATGGAAGATGATATAGATGTTATTGGTGAAATGGAACTTTTAGAAGTGGATGTTGATGCTAAAATCGAGGGAACTGTAACTGGTGAATATTATGGAATTACATTAACACAAGTTGGTATGGATCCTGATTCGATTTATAATGCAGGTTTTGGTATTGTTGGTACAAATGGACATACCTTACGAACAACGCTTGATAAGTTTGGTAATATTATACGAGAAAGAGTTCAAGTATATAAAATAAAAGAAAGTTATACAGTTAAAGTTCCAGAAAATTTAGTTGCTGGGAGTGTTGCTGAGGGAACTCATTTTGTTGAACAAATAAAATATAGAAATAAAGTAACATTTTTATCATTTCCATCTGGTTCAACACCTGCAACTGCACCAGCGCTAACTGGTAATATTGTTGAAGTAACGCCATTAAATGGATATTTCCCAAGCCATTACAGAAATGTAGGAGATTTAACAACAGGTATGGAAAATTCTTGGTGGAATGGTGCAAAACAAACAGCATTGACAACGCTTGATGGTGGTTCACCAGTTCAAACATTCACAACAAATCCTAATACATTACGTGTAAGTGATACAGGAAGAGGAAGTGGAGAGCCGATTTTACAGACAGATTAATAGAAAAAACATAAAAATAAAAAAAATGATGAAAAAAATTAAATTAAAAGATTTATTGAAAGAAGGAAAACGTGATTCTAATGGATGGATTAAACACGGAGTTGTAGTAACCCTAAATCCCAAAAAATTTAAAGATACCCACTTTCCAAATGGATATAAAGGAAAAGTTATAGATAGTTGGGCAGCTGATTCACATAATGATGAATATGCAAACCCTGAATATAAAGTATCGATAAAAAACCAAACAATATATGCGGATAAAACACATGAGGATCAGATTTGGAAAACTATAATAGTTGATGATTATGATATTTCAAATCCATAAATTCACATATGATATTTGATATATAGTGGAAAAAACATCAAAATAAAAAAATTTAATATTTATTAACAGATAATATAACAAACAAAAAAGAAAAATGGCATACTTAGACAATACCGAAATCACGATTGATGCAATTCTTACCAAAAAAGGTAGAGAAAAGTTAGCATCTGGTGCAGGTCTTAACATTACTCAATTCGCATTAGGTGATGACGAAATTGATTATACTTTATACGAACCAGCACATCCAAAAGGTAGTGCATATTACGATGCATCAATTAAAGCAATTCCAATTACGGAAGCATCTCCTGATGAAACGCAGGTATTAAGATATAAATTAGTTACTTTACCAAAAGGAACTACAAAAATACCTAAAGTTGAATTCGGTGTACCATCAATATCAGTAACACAAGTATCAGGACAAGTATCAATGTCACCAACAACTTCACCAAGTGGAAATAAAACGGCTGGTTATACATTAGTTCTTGCAAACAAAAACGCAGGTTCAATAGTTGGTTCAGGTCTTACGGCAGGTAGTGGTACAGTTCCAATTTTCTTAGGTGATGAAATCACAACTACGGCGGCAGTAGAAAAAGGTGTATCATTTACATTTATTCCAAACCCAAGTATTACACAAACTATTAAAACAACATTAACTGTATATGGAAATGAAACTGGTGGAACACAAACAATTCCAGTAACAATTACATACATACAACCAACATAAAAACTAAATAAAACATGGCACAAATAACTGGACAGGCAGGAACAAATTTATCAGCAGAACTGGCAACCTATTTATCAAATAACCAAGGTAATCTTACTTCTGACCAAATAGTTAGTATTGTAAATCAATATTTAACTGGTGGTGATAAGGTGGCGGCTCAAGGTGGTGCCGTGAATACGGGTATCTACAAACCATTTGGTGAATTTGATCAAATAACAGGTAAAACCGAAATAGTAACAACAGGAATGTGGAGTGGAGATACTGGAAGTTTAACTACGTTCTTTACGTCATCGGTTCAAGAGGCACTATCATCAGGAAATTATTATACAAATGTATATGATAAAGCAGTATCCGATGCAAGTGCGGTAGTACAATTCGCAGTTGCGTATGGACATAAAGATGGATTGGGTTCGGTATCACTAGCAAATGATGATGAATCAACATTAGCAACAAAAGCAACATATGCACAGTATCGTTCAATATTATTAGAACAAGATGATGAATATTTCACATTTGTATCTTCAAGTTCAGCAGGTACACATGATTCAGATGATATTTATATAATAAATATTTCACGAGCAAGATATAGAGAATCTATGGATCCAGGGAATTTTTCACTTACATTAAGTGGTTCGGAAGGTTCATTTGTTTTCATTGATGATTCAGGTAAGAAATTTGATGATACCGTTGGAAAAGCTGGTAGGGTATTTAATATTGTAGAGGGTTCATTAAACTTAGGTACAGAATCAGCGGCAACCGTTACTTCAACATATGCAGCAAACGGAGAAGGATATGGGTTATTTTACCCAGACCAAGGTCTTATGGTATTAAATCCAAGTGGTATTGCATCATTGGTAGGTATAGACCTTACACCAAGTTTATTAATAACAGCGGAACAATATAACCATAGAAAATTATATAGAGCAATTGAATCGGGGGCAGATACACAAGCAAGAAGAACTGAAAATATATCTACTGCACATTATTTTGTAAGAGCAACTAATAGAGAATATAATTTCTCAAATAACCCAACTTTTGTAACTGGTTCTGATGGTACATTCGCAGAATCTACATTCGAAAGAGACCCAAAAACATATATAACAACCGTTGGTTTATATAACACAACAAGTGAGTTATTAGCAGTAGCTAAAACTTCACAACCAATACCAAAATCCTTCGACCGGGAAGTTTTATTAAAAATTAAGATAGACTTTTAATATAAAAGTACTACTAAAACTTAAAATAGATAACGTTTTTAAAAGTTTCTTATATTTATACATGTAAGAAACTTTTATTATGTCAAAACATATCAAAATTAAGTGTCGTTTATGTGATAATGAATATAATAGTAAACAATTCGGTATGCACATATCCAGAACGCACAACATACCATATGTAGAATATGCAATACAGTACTGGGAAGATTTACCAAAATGGTCACCTTGCAAAAATTGTGGAACGGTATGTCAAGCTACATACTGTACCAGAGAATGTTTTAAAATTGGTCAACGTGAATTTTTGAAAAATAGAGAAGTAGCCCCATTCACACAAGAACATCGTAAAAATATAAGTGAAGCTGCAAAGGAAAGATTAAAAGATAAAACCAAACATTCACGATATGGTGTAAAATTATCAACAAAAACTAAAGAAAAAATATCCAAATCACAAATTAAAAGAATTAAAATCGATGGACATTGGGCAACTGGAACTGCTAAAACAGAAGAACAAAAAAAGCATCAGTCAAAAATGATGAAAGGAAAATTGGTAGGTGCAAAAAATGGTATGTTTGGTAAAACACATACACCAGAAGCTATTAAAAAAATATTTTCACATAAGCCGATGAACAAACTTGAAAAGAAAGTTGCTGATTATTTGGATTTAAAAAATATCAAATATAAATTTCAATTTTTTATAAATGATAATGGGGTTTGTAAATCATATGATTTTAAATTAAAAAATTCAAATATTATTATTGAAGTTCATGGTGATTATTGGCATGGTGGAGCTGGAGTTAAAAAACATCATTTTGATGTAAAATCTACAATTAAAAATGATAAATTAAAGCAACGTATGGCTAAAACTAATGGATATGAAGTAAAAGTTCTATGGGAGCATGATTTAAATACTGATTTAACAATTATTGATAATTTAATAAGTTAATATTTATACAAGTAAGATTATACTATGTTCAAACAGATACCATATTCAAATATATCAAATAGAAGTTTCAAAGTTTACAAAGAGTGGACTATGACCCAAAACGATGTCGTTGTAATACCCGCCTCAAACGAAGATGGGTTATTCGATTTAGATACGTCTACAAAAGTTGGTGATATTTATACACACCCATTATATAAATCAATAAAAGCTAAATACTATTCAGCTAACGGAAATGTAATTACACAATTTGGTGTAATGTTTAATCCTGCTGAGTTTGAAACTGAACGTGCATATAGTGATAATATTTATGTATTACAAGTTCCACAAATTCAATATGGTGAACAAATTAAAAAAGGAAGTGTAACGCTTACTGATAATGATACTTCAATAGTATATGTAGATGATGGTTTTGGAGCAATACGAAGTAATTTACCAACTTACTTATGGTTATCATGGGATGTAAATACAAACATTATGATATTTTCGGTTAATGGAGTTGAAAAAACAGTTACAACTTCATATTTGGATGTAAATACTGGTATAGCTGTCTTTACATTGGATGGGGTTACTACAACTAAATATTTAACCGAAGTTGATGTTAATACTGGTAGAATGATAATGAATACGCCATTAATTTTTGGGTCATCTTCATTGGATAGTGTGATATATGGAAATGTATTTTATGATGATGGATTAATTGTTATGACTGATTTATTATTACCAGCAAATTCATTTGAGGATTACACACTTGCGTACCGTTCAACTCAAACTATACATGAAACGGAGGTTTTGGTAACTGCAAATAAAAGTGAATTTAATTATTCACAAAATCCATCTGCCGTTGATGTGACTTTGGAAAATTCATATGAGTTTGAAACAACAAAAATAACAAATGTAAAACCTGCTGGAACAATACGAATAAAAGAGGTACGAGATATTACACAAAAAACACCATTTACAGGTTCAATGTCAACTGGAAGCGGTACTTGGAATGATTACGCATTAAATACAAATTTAGACCCAACTGGTTCATATTTATCTACATATATAACAACTATTGGATTATACGATAGTGTGGGTGATATGGTTGCGATAGCAAAATTACCTAAACCAATAAAAAAACTACCAGATTACAATGTATCATTTTTGGTACGATTTGACTCATAGGTCCGAAAAATGTTCTTTTTATTTATTTCTTATATTTATAGTAAAGGAACTATATTATGCGAAACGAAAAAAAACACCATTATATTTACAAAACCACAAATATTTTAAGTGGTAGGTATTATTTAGGAATGCACTCAACTAATAATTTAGATGATGGTTATTTAGGTAGTGGTACATATTTAAGACGCGCACTAAATAAACATGGTAAAGAAAACTTTGCACGAGAAATTTTAGAATTTTGTAAAACTCGTAAAGAATTAAAATCCCGTGAAGCTGATATTGTAAATTTACAAGAAATTGCTAAAATGAATTGTATGAATTTACGTGTAGGTGGTTCTGGTGAAGATTACAAATCAATAATAACGACAGAAACTCGTAAAAAAATGAGTAATTCTGCACTTGGTAATACAAGCGCACTTGGAAATATTCACAACGCTGACGTACGTAAAAAAATAAGTGAAGCTGGTAAGGGTAGGGAATGTAGTGTTGAAACAAGATGTAAACTAAGCGAGGCTATTATGGGTCATTCAGTTAGTGAAGAAACCCGTAAAAAAATAAGCGAAAGTAATATAGGAAACTACCATACCGATGTAACAAAAGAAAAATTACGAATTTCAAGTTTGGGGAGAACTCATAGTATGAAAACCCGTAAAAAAATAAGTGATGCTAATAAAAACCCAAGTGATGAAATACGTAAAAAAATGAGTGAGTTTCAATCGGGGAAAGTTACAAGTGAAGAAACTAAAATAAAAATAGGTATAGCTAATAGCAAACCACAAAAAAAAGTAAAATGTCCATATTGTAATCAATCAGGTGGAATTACTAATATGAAAAGATATCATTTTGATAATTGTAAATACAACGTAAACTGATATATTTAATACTTATACTAAAACAAAGGAACAATATTATGGCAACATTATTAGAAAAATTCAACAAATCAGATTATAAAGATGCAATTAACACCGGCGCAGATAAAACACCAATTTCAAAAGGAACTGGTAATTCATTGGAAGCTAATGTAGATTTAGATGTGGTACGTGGAAAAATGAATACAAAAAAGTATACAGATACTCTTACTGGAGATCTGTAATTAAATTAAAAAGTTATGACAATACCAACATGGAAATATGAGGGTAAACTAATTACTGAACTTTCTGATATTCCAGAAGATGCACTTGGTTTCGTTTACGAGATTACTGCCGTTAATGGCAAAAAGTACATTGGTAGAAAAATTCTATATACAAACAGAAAACGTAGATTTGGTAAAAAAGAGTCTGCGTTAATTACTGATAAACGTAAAAAATTATATGAAATGGTAAAAAAGGAATCCGACTGGAGAACTTATACTGGTTCAAATAAGGTACTGAATGAAGATATAGCAAACGGTATGGAATTTACCAAACGAATATTATATTTTGCGTTCGCTAAAAAGCAGTTATCATATTTAGAAACCCGAGAGCTTTTCGAAAGGCGTGTATTGGAAACCGTAGACGAATATTATAATTCTAACATAAACGGTACGTATTTCAAAAAAGATACATAAAAATTAGGTTATATGAATTTATTTTCGTATCTTAGTAAAAGATATGAATGATATACAACAAAAACGTTGCCTACCCCGAAATTCACATTCAAAACTTTAACAAAACTTTAACATAATCCCGTTGGTAAATCCAATGGGATTTCGTATATTTACTATGTAATAAAGAGAGAGAGAAATATTAAACCTTAAAACAAGTAAATTATGAAGATTTCAAGAATTTTTAAAGTATCATTTCAAGATGGGGCAACCCACTATGGTAGAAGTACTGGTAAATATGTAAAATCCATAGAATCGTATATTAAAAGTAATATATCAGTTGGGAAGTTTCACAGAGAAAATCCCCACATTCACGCAATGGCTGAATTTGAGGAAAAATTAATAAATGGTGAGGATGTTAGTTGTGAAATTGTATATGAAGGTACTAATCTTACTGAATGTGTTGAATATAGAGATACTTTAATTTCAAACGATGTTAATTGTATGAACTTTAGAAAATCACAAAAATGTGATGGAACAAGAACAATGAATCAGTTGGTTGAAACGGTAAAAAAACAATTTTCAAAAATATTAACAAGTAATGGTCAGAAAATTTATTTCATTTCTAAGGAATATGGTTTAAAAAAAGGCTGGTTGGGTGTTATGAATTGTAATAAGGTGTATCCACTTGATTCTTCATTTTGTGAAATAACTATTCCACTAAACAGAATTTAAAACTTTAACAAAACTTTAACATAAACCCCTTGGATATTACACGGGGTTTTCGTATATTTACTATGTAGTAAAAAAGAGAGATAGTTAAACATTAAAACAATTAAATTATGAAATTAAACGAAATTTTAAAAAACTTTGATGAAAATGGAATCTTCCCTTCTGATGCTGAAATGACTGAAGTAATTAAAGGAACGGATTATGATGATATCTATGATTTGGAAATGGAAATGATTACTAAAGCTGAATCCGATGTGAATCATCCATATCATCCAAACGTAACGGGAGGAACAGAAATCGGAGATATTTTTGGGCTGTTGAAAATTTAACAAAACTTTAACATTTAAGAGTTGTAAAATACGAATATAATTTGTATATTTACTACGTAGTAACGATAAGACATAAAACATGAGCAATATTTTAGTAAAAGGAAAACGTAAAAAGAAAGTTGAACTAACCCAAATTAAAAAACAAAAAACAAAAAAATTAGGTATTATAAATCAGCAATATTCATATACCACACGGGAAGCTCTTGCAACCTTTAAAGATATGACGGGAAACTTCAAATGGTTAGCTAGTAAAGAAGGGCTTACAATTGAACAATGGTGGGTTGATAGAATATCACAACAACGTTCGGCATCTAACTTAACAAAACCAGTTTTGTTAGGTTGTTTTGGTGTTCACGGAAATACCAATCCTAAATTAGATGATGAAATTAGAACTTTTATTTGTGAAAAGGATATTCACCAAGTAATAGATTTCGAAGATGATGGTGCAGGAAAAGAATGGATACGTACTGATGTTTCTTCTATTTACAAAAAACTAAATTTCTATCCTAAATCGGTATCGGAAATATTAAATAATGAAATATTCTTAAAAGAATGGTTTACGTTAGTAGAAACCAACAAAAAATTATTTTTTGATGTTGGTTTGGTTAGTAAGGTTTATAAGTTAAGACCTTGGCAAAACAATGTAGTTTCAACCATGATATCTTCAAGAAAAAAATATCACCAACTTGGATTACCACCAAGACACGGTAAAACCCTTGATATTTTAGATTATACGAAACGTAAAGTATTAAGTGGTGAATATGATAAAGAAACGCTTTATTTAGTTCCTGCATCTAAAAGTTTATCATCTAATGCATCGTTCGTTACGGATTATAATGATTTTGGATTTTCGGAATATTTTAATATTTTAACTGATGTTTCATTGTTTGTTAATGAAGATAAAATAATAGAAAAACTTAAAAAACGATTACCACCTAATTCAGTAATATTTTTAGTTACAGATGAAGCCGATTTGGCATCACACACAACAATTTCAGTTGATAAGATTGAACTTATCAAAAAAAACTTTACAATTGGTGAGCAGTTTGTAATGACTGGAACTGGTATTGGTAAAGCGGCAAAAATATTTGAAACTATTTCTATTGATGATATTAATTTCATATATCAAACATATGATGAAATGGTAGAATTGGGTGGAGAGGTAACAAAACGAAATTTTATAAATGTACAATATGATATAGAAAATGGATTTGATGAGAATGTATTAAACATTAGACAATCAATTTCAGACCCAGCGAAACACATAGAACTTTCAAAGTATTTATATGATTTCACTATAAATACGAATATGGAATCACGCTTGGGATTACAAAAAACTGAAATTGTAATGATATTTATAAAACCAGAACAAAATAAATATTTAACATCATTTGTTGATATATATCAAAATATATATTCGGATAAAGTCAAGTGTATGACATTGGTTGCATCTGGTGTTGGTAAACGATATACTAATAGAAATGCTGAAAAATCAGTTAAAGATGAATTTAATACAATGAGAAAAAACGATGATACACGTAAATTAATTGTATTTAGTGCTGGAATTGGAAGTAGAAGTTTTAGTGTTAAAAAAATATATAGGGTAGTTGATTTAACCGATTCATATCTTACACCATCATCAATTCAAGAATTTGCAAGAGGGTTGACATTTGAAAATGGTAAATCAGTTTCGGATATTATTAGAATTGGATTTACACCAATGGAATTGGCTGAGCAACTTTACTTGGTGGAAAATGAAATACCAAATTATGATAAAAAATCAAAAAGTAGAATTCGTAGATTTTTAAATAACAATTCATTTTCCAAACTTATAATTTCTGATGATGGTAATTTTACCAAAGAAGATTTTGTTCCAGATGGAACGGATGGAGATATTATTGGAATGTTTCTTGATAATATATCGAAATTTACAGATTCTACATCTTATTTATGTACAAGATTATGGTCAGAAGGAATTGTAGTTGATGTTGATGCAGAACGGGGTAACAAAAAAGTAAAATCATCATCCGTAAGTACAAATGTAAAAAATAAAAAATCAACAAAAATAAAAATTACTAAAGGTACTAAACCATCATCAACAGATGAAAAGAAACTTAGACAATATATCAACATCACACGATGTATTCCATCAATAGCATATATAGGTGGTTTTAATACAATTGATGATTTCTTAAAAAATGGAAATTGGAATAAAATATTATCAATTGATAAAGAAATTTTTGAAGAAAACTTTAACAATTCCGATGAATTTAAAGGAATTATAGAAGGATTATTCAGACAAGAAAAAACAATACAAGAACACCAAACGAGATTAATTGATTATATGAAATTTACTAATTAATATGAAAAATATACTACTTATATATAGAGGACAAGTTTTTGAGACGGAAGTAGAACCAAAATTAGAACAATACAAAAATGATAATATAACTTTAGTAGTTGAATCCATACAAACAAAACATATAATATCATTTTTAATCACAAACTACAAACAAAAAATTAATATTATAACAATACAAGAATTTTTAAAAGAAACATTTAATATGAAATTTAAAAAAATTTTAGGCAATCCACCATATCAAAATACACAAAGTGATAGCGATGCGGCGAAACTTTATATTGATATTACTAAAAAAGTATTAACTCTTTTAGATGATGATGGTGAAATTGATTTCTTAACGCCAGATACAATTGTTCGTGATGGTAGAAATAAATTTACAGTTAAACAACAAGGATTACGAAGCGTGGATTATACCGCTAATGAAGATTTTGATGAAGGTGTAACTATAATTAATTGGGTGTTTGATAAAAAATATAAAAAAGATGAAGTAAACGTAACTAATATAGATGGTAGTGTAGATATACGAAAATATTCAAATTCACTTGTTGATAAAACCGATTTACTTGTAGTAAATTTATTTGAAAAACTAAAACTGGAAAAAAGTAAATTATTTACATTAGATCAATCAGCTAGGGATCGAAATAGTTCAAGTGAAAATAAAAAATATAAAATATTTTCCAACATAAATAAAAATAAAATTGTTTACACTAATATTAAACCTAAGTTATATGGTAAACGAAAATTGATAATTTCATTATCGAGTTCATATAAACCAGAATTATTATACAATTCAACTGATGATTTTGGTGAATTGCATGTGATGATTGATATTACTAATTATACCGATATACAAATAAATAACATTAAAAAATTTCTATTCAATCCAATTTGTGTAAATATATGTAATTTATATAAAAAAATATACAAAAAGGGATTTAATAGTATGTTATATGTATTTCCTGAAATTGATGTTGATAAAAAATATACAAATAGCGATGTTATTAGGTTATTTAAATTAACAAAAAATGAGGTAAATATTTTATTAAATGAATCTAAATAAATATATAGAGTATTCACGTAATCATTCCTATATGAGTGGAATTGAACGAGATAGACTTAGAATTAAGGCGACTGCTGAAGTATTTACACCAACTAAAGTAGTACAATATAGATTGGATTTAATGGAAGAACGTGATCCGACTTCATTTACCGATATATCCCAAACTTTTTTAGACCCAAGTTGTGGCGATGGACAATTCCTTTCAGAAGTAGTAATTCGGAAAATGGAGCGTAGTAATTGCACATTAGAACAAGCATTATCAACTACATATGGAGTAGAATTAATGGAAGATAACGTAAAGTTATGCAAAGAACGATTAGCAGGTCCAAATCCATCCAATGAAATATTAGAAATTCTTGATAAAAATATCGTTTGCTATGATGCATTAAAATATCATTATAGATTTGATGGTTCACACGGCTCAGTAACCGAACAACAATTAAATTTAGCACAATTTTTTAATCACGTTACGGGTTCTTGGGAAAATACATCCGAATAAATTAGTTTATTTCGGTTTTTTTTCGTATATTAGTAGTTATAACAATAATGCACTATGCTTTCATTTAGAGATAAAAATAAAATAATCAACATTGTTGATGAAGTTTTAGGAACAGGAACCAAAACCAAGGGGGATAATCATTCGCATTATTACCTCTATAAAATAATGGTTTTTTTCTTTTTTAATATTTATATAGGTAGAGTTGAGGCTACATATTTAAGAAATTTTTAAAAAACCTGTAAAAAAG